ATGGAACATTCAAAGCCCTATAGAGTTTTCTTTGCAGATACTCAACATCTTCCATCTGGCCAAGGTTTTGGCCACCGTCTAGAGTGACTATTTCAGTTCCCTTGCTACCTTCTTTTCTTGGAATCCAGAAGTCTTCCAACATAGAAAGATGAGTTCTATCATCTTTGATTTCACCAGTTTTCTGATCATATATCAAACGATTACGATAGCGATTCATGAGTTCCCTCATGTATTGCTCTGCCTTCTGCTTTGGTAGAGATCCTACATCAACATAGAATACTCTACGCTCTGGTGCTCTTGACATTCGATATATGACAACTGCATCTTCGATCTGACGAAGCATGTTCAGTGGGCGTATAGCCTTGTGCAGATATCCAATTACTCGTTTGCTACTATGATCAATAAGACCAGATGGGGCATATGCGATTGAATCAACTGCTATCTTAAGACCAACATTTGACGTTGGCATAATTGAATCTGGATCCATATCTGTGTAGATGTAATATTCCTCTACACTTTTAATGGCTGGAGTCTGAACATTGTTTATGATTTTTTGCTCTCGCTCAACCTTTCTGACCTTACGAATTTTCAGTGGATCGATTGGTCTGAGTTCCTGGATTCCTCGCTCTGGTTTATTCACATCAATCACACAATGATAGTAGACCTTACCATCAATGTACCATCTACGGAATACCTCAAACCCCTTATTTGAAAAATCAAGAAGCTTGAGAACATTCTTATATTCATTTAAAATCTTGAACTTAATATTTTCAGAAACATCAGTAATAGAATCGAGATTTAAATCTATGCACCTTTTTCTGTCATCGAAAACGATAGACTCGTTTATTATATCCTCTATCGCCATATCCACTTCTGGATACAACGACATCGATCTATATTGCTGAACGAGTTGATTTTCGTTTCGATATTGACTACCAAAATCATATACAGTGGAAAGAAAACCACCCGCATCGATTACGACACTGCCATCGTAATCGTCGGGTGGTACAAACGATTGGTTTGTTTTCTGATCCTCTGCAACTGGTTGTAGCGGATCGTCCTGTTTCTTACCGAACGCGAACCCAAATAAATTGTCTAAAAAATTTGCCATACATTATATATATTCGCCTTTTTACACTTACTTACCAGCGGCTGCGGTTTGTGGTTCCCAGAAGTCGTAAGCCATTGTTACGGTAAATTCTGCGAACTGATTTTCCGAGTCGTATGAGAGGTCGAGTGGGGACATTTCAACTGGGAAGCAGTTGATCATCTTGATGTGCTTGGAGTAGCTTGCTGGCTCCTGTGAAGCACCTGTTCCCTGACCAGATGAATCGTCGTAGTAGATATCCCAGTTGGTAACGTAGTTGTAGTTTACAACGTGCGTATCTCTGGTATCCATTGCGTCGATCCAACGCTCGAAGCCTGCCTTGAGGTTGTGCGATGTCTTGGCACCAGAAGCTTCGTATACAACGATGCTCCAGTCGCCATAGACACGTTCACCTGAGAACTTCACGGTTCTACCTTGCCACATGACTGGAATTACACCAATCGCGGAGGCTGGGGTCTGTGAAGCCTTGCAGTAAATTGTCTGAACTAGATTCAAGTCGAGGTCATCGGCAATTCCCTGTGGGTAAGAGAAATTGACCATGAATCTATTGGTTCTTACGCCGAAGAAGTTTGCTCTGAACTGTGATAAGCTATTTGGCATGTGTACTGTACTCCTTTATTCTATCAGAGTGTTGATGTTAGACTCTTATTTGTGATTGTGATCTTGACGAAGTTGATGGATGGGATTGCCTTGATGAGAACATCGGCAACGAACTGACGGGCCTGGATGACTGAAGGTGGATTATTTGTTTCATCGCAGATAATCTTGTATTCAGAAATACCACTCTGAGACTTAACATTGCGGAGAACAGCATCGGCTGAAGTGAGGAATCTGTTACGGGAGATGGAGTCGTTCTGTTCGAATAGAATTGTTCTACCGAGCTGACCAAGAACCTTTCTCAGATAAATTACAAGACGAGAGACGTTAATAGCGTCAAGTGTGCTTGCGTTATCGACATTGAATGTTCTATCACCGAAAAGGTATGTTCCTTCACCAGCAAATGTTACTACTGGATTAATGTCGATTTCGTAGAGAGAATCCTGTTGTGTGTCTGTAAGGGCTGTTACAAGGCTCACTGCATTAAGAACTTGTCCTCTCTTGACACCAGCTGGAGAGATCCATGGAAATGCTGTACGGTCTGTTCTTGCCATGCAACCAGCAGCATCTGGAGAAAGATATGTCGTGACGAGAGATGTACTATCTCCACCTGAATTAAGTTGCTTCTTCTGTCCAAAGATTGCTGCGGTAAATTGAGACACTGATGCACTGTATCCAGTCAAACCTTGAGCAGTATTATTATCAAGTTGCGTCAACCCAGTTGTTGATGTAAAGCATGATGGATCACATGCAAGGACAGCAAATACTGGTTCGTTCTTATTTGCTTTATTTGTCGCAAATGTCTTTACTTTGACATTGTTTGCTGTTCCACCAGAGAACACAACGTCTGGAGTGATTGACTCGAAGCCATTGCTAATTGTTGTGTTATTGAAACCAACATAGCATGGAGCACCATATTGAAGGAAGTTATTGACGGCATACCATTCGTCTGTCCAGAAAGTCACGCCATTGGTTGCAAGATTTGCAGCAATGAAGGTAAGACCGCTGGCTCCGTTAAGGGCATAATTTGTCTGAGTAAATGTCTGAAGTCTACCGTACCAGTCATTTATGGTTGGGACGTAGTAGTAACCAGCAGCTTTTTCTGCTGTTGTACCAAAAATTTGAAGATTTAGTGTTAAGCCAGAACTTCCGTCAGAAATGAACATTCCGATTGTTGGTGATGCTGGCTCTCCTACTGGAATTACGATTGAGTCATCTACGACTGTTAGTGATACATTGGGTCTTGGCATGTTTTCTCCTTAGAAATATTTAATTCTACTAATATATAGAAAAAACACTTTTTTAACCCACAATCAGAATAACCAGTATTGGCTATTGTCTTTGGCATTTTTTATGTACCATCTATCATCGCCATCCCACTCACTTTCTTGATTAAGACCATCATCTATTATCATTGGAATGATGTCAGATTCGATCTTTTCTATGTCCTTCTCATACATCTCAACACGAACATCCTTGTTCGTCAACGCTTCGAAGAAGTCCTGTCGTGTCGCCCATGAAAATAGAACTAAACACATGACAAGATCATCAGTATGGCCCTCATCTGCGGCGAATGATTGCCCATCTGCGATGAACGTGGTCAGTTCGTCAATAGTATCTGGATCTTCTACTAATAGTTTATCTTGCTCAATCAGATTTTTTAGGACCGCACATCCTAGTTTTTTAACTGGTATCGTTGTCCGCACACCTAATTGTACGCGCTTTACACCAAATCCAGAATCGGTGATGGTCTGGCCCTTTGTTCCCTTGAACGCTGCCTTTACTAAATTTTCATATTCCAGATCATAGTGAAGAATATCGGCAACCTGACTTCCGATGTCATTTACCTCTACCAGCACATGGGCATTATTATATTTCTTACCAACGGCTCGTATATAAGAAGGTAGCAGGAGGGGAGATACCGTATTACTCTTGAATCTTGCCACCGTTCTATATGGCATCTCGGATATGTCAAAAACGCAGAATGCGCTGTTATCTCCACCCTGACCTCTTGCAACATCTACTGTAATGAAATATATTCTATCTTCTGTACCCTTACTGTCTTCTCCCTTGATTGGATCATTGTAAATCAGAAGACCTTCTGCATTTCTCTGCTTTGGCTTTCCGTAGTTTAATTGATTTAATTTCTGTGCATCAATTAATGTATTGGCAGAACCAATGAATGAACAGTTAAATTCAGCATCGAATTGTCTTTCCGATGTGTTCTTGATCTGTTGTTCTTTCCACGCATCATCTCTCAGCGGTCCACCTGGATATTGTGGAACTTGTCTCCAATTTACCTCAAATGGAACATATTCGCTCTGTTTGGACATCGCGGCTTTCCACAATTGATAATACATGTTCAAACCCTTTGGGGTTGAAATAATTATCAT